AACTTGGCTGGTGGTTGAAACTCGTTGGGAATGGTACAGTGCATGTAGAGTTCGAATTGTTTCGTCATTGGTTCTCTCAGAATTTTGGAGAATAGTTCCCTTTCAACATTGTCAGTAATGGATTCCGCCAAATACTTTCTGCTACAACCACCCCAGCGGGTGGGCACAATTTTCAGGTCATACTTGTCATACCGGAGAAGGCTTTTGGCTAGAGCTAGTCCCAAGTCTCCGTATCCGCTACGGGTCCACATGGCCGATTGAAATATACAAATTGGTTTGCTCATATTAGATGTCTTCTGTTTTTGTATTGAATTGTTTAGGATAGATTCCATCTTACAAACATATCAAACCATTCTTTTAACGGTTTTGGTTTGTTGAACGAAGTTCCTAAATTCATCATATTTTTTCTAAAATTTTCTATATTTTCTTTTACTATATCACAAAATTCGTCTAATGTTTTCATATGTATTTAACCTCTTCTCGTTGAAACGGCGTGATTATTTTCTTCATGACCCCTTTTCTCTTTCCTTGACCAATTTCTCATACCCAACAGGTTTGGGTAAATCGGGAGATTCTGACATTTTCTGCCAGCGCTCAACGATACTGGATTTTCCTGTTTTGTGATACTCCGTTCCAATATCATACTTTCTCTTAGGTGGTTCTGAAAGTTCAACAATGGGTGGAGCAGCGGCTCTTATCTTGATAACATCACTATCGGTTGTCATAGGGTTTTGAACTGTTACCTTGTCAGTGCTGCCAAATCCACCTGTTCCCCGTTGAGTGGCCGACAAATCATCTACGACTTCAAATTCCACTTGAACAGTGGGCTCAAATACGAGTTGGGCAATCTTGTCGCCTTTCTTGTAGAGTTTGGCACCATTGACAGAGCCCCCTAACCCGTCATCAGGTGTGAACGAAAAATCCTCTGGTTGCCAAATGTATTTGAACCGACAGATGACCATTCCCCGATAGTCATTATCAACCAGTCCAATGCTATTAGCCAATACAAGATTGTATTTGCTGACACTTGACCGTGGATGAATTAGGGTATGAAAAGTAACGGCTGATGGAGCAATGAACAAATTGGTTTCATACTCAACATAATCAACATGACTCCAATTTCCTTCATCCATTTTTTCACCAACAATTTTGGGGTCGCTTGTGGCTACAATATCGTAACCAGCAGCCACTTGAGAACCACGTTCGGGGAGAGTAAGACCGTCGATTTTTTTGATGTAGATTTTCATATGGTCTATTTTACCTCATAACCGTCTTTCTTTCAAGTTATTATACATCGGGAAAGAGTTTTTCTAACTCTTCCATAGACTTCGTTTGGAATGTCGGCGTCAGTTTGTCATCCAAGATTTCGTAATGTGAACCTGTCATCATTGTCATTCTATATTTGATACCCAATGTTTCGTTGACCCAATCTTGAGATGGCATTCCACACCATCCTCCAGTTTGACTTTCACTTTCCTTGTGTGTATAATGGTGGATTTCATATACCACATGAGTAGCAAAATCTCCATGATGACCGTCCGGGTTTAGCAAACCATCATCCCACATTTTTCGTATTTCCTGTGGGGGTTTGTTTATATCATAGGCGCAAATCCATTTGTTGTTTATGATGACCATATTACACTCCATTTTCAACCATCTTGGATTTGAGGGCTTCTTTGTTAATTGTAGGAATCTCAAATCCCAGCCCGCCCGGCATCACATTCCCAACATAATCAGCATCGGTGTATAGACCAAACTGTTTGACGGGCTTGAATTTCGACAGCGTGAAATCCATACATCGAATGAATTGGTTACACATGTTCTCAGCATTGATGCCGCCGTCAGACATTGCCCATTTTCTGCCTTCAATTCCACACTTGGAACGCTTTTCGTCGCCCATAAGATACCAATACATCATGCCATCGGCACCATCTTCCCACTTGGTCATGTCATCAAAAATGTATGGCGTAGGAATGGACCCCTGAACACAACGAACTTGAGTCCATATTGGGTAAGCCCACAAACCATGCTTACGATATTTCCCCATACAATTTGTGCCGAAGTGAAGGTCAAACTCAATCGGTGAACCATCATCCTTTGTCTGACCAATCTGGTCTTGAAGACCACCGGTAACAGAAACGATGATGGGTGTGCCCGCCATCAATGACTCAGCCGTTGACAATCCAAATCCTTCGTTGGATGAAAGGTTAATGGTTACATCAGCAATGTTATACAACATGTTCATGTCGTCTGGAATATATTTTCCAGTTGAAAATGCTACATCGTATTCTGGACAAAATGCTTCCTTGACAGCAATCAAGTCTGTTCCAGCATCACAACGAACTTCGGTGTGGAGGAGCAAACAACATTTAGCTGCTTCCTCTTTCGGAAGGTTATCACAGAAAGTTCGGTATGCCAACATAATGTTACTGGTACGCTTTCTTTGAACATTTCGACTGTTGTACAGAATCACATAGTTGTAATCCTTGCCATTCAAGATTTCTTTACGCCTCTTCATCAGAAGAGCATCATCTTTCGGAATGGGGCGGAATATGACGGTGTTGATTCCGTGCGGAACATAGTGAAGAACGGATTTTCCAGTAATATCATTGGCGTTGACATCGCACCATTTTCCTTCACCCAAAACATGCTTGTTGATGTTGTATGTTTGTTTGCTGATTGACATCAACAGGTCACATGATTCGTAATAGGCTTTGTTGTAGATTGGGTATGGGACATCATCCCAAATGTTCAGATAAGTCAATGGCATCTTGCTACGGAGCTGACGTTCAACCGCATACAACCAACCCCAAAAACGGGGGTCGGTAAAGTGCATTATAGCGTCGGGTTTTTCACGGTCAATGATACCGAAAAGGATTTCTTCATTGCCATAACCATCTACAGGATAAAGAGTTACCTTGGCATCTTTCACTCCGGTTTGGTTAGCCGTAGCAGCATCCATGTTGATTATTTTACCTTTTTCAGGGTGTTGGATAGCCCCGGCGAGTTGAACCCAGTCATATTGCCGGACTGTTCCAAGAACGATTTCACGGGACATGGTAGCTACGCCGCTGTGCATTCGCATGTCGTCAGACAGTAACAGAATTTTCCTTTTAGCCATAACTTACTTTCCTTTGATGTCGTTATTTACTCTAATGCTGGTGAAGCGGATTTTACATTGTACGGATAGGAAACTGTCGCCTTTACCACTCCAACATAACGAGTCGGGATAAACATTTTCAAACCTACAATCAATGAGTTCCCATTCTTCGGCCACATTTCCTTTATCGAATTCCCTAACCCGAACATTGAAAGTTTTAGCGGAGTTGATTTTCATCAAGATGTTGTCCCCCATTGTTTCATAACACCCTATAGCCAAATCATCCCACACCCGTTTGTTTTCAACCCACCGGTAAGTGGGTCTATCAACGGTGTGAATAACATAACATGGAATTACAACGACTCCGGTTACAGAGTCGGTTATGCTACATACGAATCCGGCGCCGAGTTTTGGAGAAAAAGTTTGCCAATATTTCTCTTCGTTTATCTTGTATTCATCCAAGGCACTATTCATAACATCCTTATGGGGTTGTGATGCCAAACGAACTACTAATGGGAGTGCTTAGTATCGGCAAGTGGAAGTTGTTGACGATTGAACGAAACGGTTCATTAACGATATACAAGCGAACGCATTTTTCTACGAACTTTTGTAAGTTTGAACCGCTTCTGATTCCTTGAATCTTGAAGTCGTTATACAGAGACTTCTCAATTTTGACTGTGGTTGCGGTAGTGTTTTCGTTTTTCATATCTATGAATGTGAATATTCACATCCATATCTATGTGTATGGAACGAAAACTGGTTATTTTATTTCGGAGAGTTGGATGAATTCTTCTTTCAACGGTTGTTTCGGATTCTCCCATAGAGGTTTCCCCGAAACGGTTCTTCGGTCTATACCAGTTGTCGAATAACATCCATCATAACAATGATAAGGACCACCGGCGTCTCGTTGCCATTTCGTTGTAGGCTTCCCGCAGATAACACATTTCTTTCGTCGTTCTTTCATAATTCCTCTTTAGGTATGTCCGATTTAGCATCACAATTGACTTTCTTGTGAGGGCAGTATTTACAGTTTTTTTTGGCTTTGCCGGGGTTTTTGAGATATCCTTTGGCGTCTTGAACGAAAGTTCCATCCGGATTGAAACACTCTGTAATGAAGTCAGAGAATATGTTCAATACGTCTGCCACCGTCTTCTGATTGTGTTTCGGAACAAAGGGTTGAATTCTGCTTTGTGGGAACGACACGTTCTCATAGAGCCGTCTTTTAAGGATGAAGAACTCCACGTCAATCATGTCAATGGGAATGTTGTATTTCTTGCTGAAGAATGCTTTGTAGAGAAGAATCTGTGAAATCTTGGCGGTGTCTTCTTTCTGATACTGATTCCAGCCCATTGTGCTTGTCTTGATGTCAATGATACGATATCGTCCTGTTGCTTTCTCTTTCAGAATGACATCAATAAAACAGATGAAGTCAACATTGTATTTGATGGGCATCACGATTTCGTCTTCCACCCCGATGAACTCAAATTTTCCCGTTGGAAAATACTTGATTCGGTTGGTCATGTTGGTGAAAGCGTTGAGAATGTTGTTACCGTCTTCAACAAATTCAAACCATTGGTCTTGTTCGTATTTCACTTTCTTGTCAGTCAGTTCACGGAGGAATGCTTTCTTAAAGATGTCGTGTAGGTCGTGTTCATCGGCTTCTTTAGCCCCCTGTTTGTATAGGGTTTCAATATAGAGTTGAACGGCTTCGTGAATGGCTGTCCCGAAACAGGTGTGAAGGCTGTCTTCAAAGACGCGGAGGCCTTTGACGAAATCAAAGATACCAACGGTGACGGCAATTGTACCAGTTAGAAAATTGAGAATAACTAACTCTCTTTTTTGGTGTTGCTTCCGTTGGCTCCTGTAACAAATTTTCAGTTTCCATTTAACTATGATAGTGTTATATTGTCGTTGTGTCAACTTTATTTAGTTTCCAACCAGTATATTGTACTCGATGTTTATTATACAATCGAATGACACATCTCAAATGGAGCCCATATTTTTTGCAAAAGTTTTCTAGGGTTCCAATAAAAAATGTTCCGTTTTTATGTGTAAAAGATGCTTCTCGTTTGGATAGATGTTTTGATGTATGACTCTTCTCTATTCGGAGTTTGTAGGTTTCTTTTATGTTTTCAGGAAATACGAAGTTCTCATTATACATCCCTAAATGTATCCACCCACGATTTGATTGACGAATATTAGAACATATTCCATTTATACCACATCTGTTCAACCCCCACTTTGAAACCATTTCTTTTATTTGTCCTGTAAAATACCCGTGGGCAGGATGATAAAATACTCTTACCGGAGTGGTTTTGTGTAAAATTTTTTCATATTCTGTCTTGATGTCTGTAATTTTTATTGGATATTTTCCAAAACAAACCCATCCTTTGTGGGAATTCATACATCCATTACAGATTTTATCGATTCCACTTTTACGGAGTGAAAATTTTTCAATTAAATCCGTTCTACTTCCATAAAAAATGTTGTGTTTTGGATTGTAGAATACATATTTTCCTGTGTAATTCCAATTCTTTTCCCCTCTAAACGCATTTCCAATTTTCTTTTTTGTTTCGTCGGTGTGTTTGTATCCAAAAAAACTACCAGCAACAGGTAAAATATTATACTTTGGAAATAAGGAATCCAAATAGAATTGCTCCCTATTAAAAGCATCATATGGACTACATATTTCTACTATTTGAAATACGAATCCATTTTTTCCATATTTATTCCACGCATTCTGTAATATCGGGTTGGTGTGTTTATGATTTTTAAGACGACTTAAATGTGATTTCCATCTGCCCCCAAATGTTCGTCTGGTTGAACCAATATAGAATTTCCCATTAAAAACATTCAAAATTTTATACACCCCACATTTTTTACATTCTCTGTTATTCATATTGTACCATAAGTATAGTCGGTTAAACCAAATCAGTCAACTATTTATAGAGGTATGAAGACATCACTACTTATTTTAATGTTGACGGTTTGTGCCGTCTTTGGTCAAGTTACCACCAACGGCGTGTTTACAGCGATGGAAAAAACCGGCGCCCCCGTTTACGATGTTATCAGTAAAGGGGTCAAACCGAATAGCACTCCCATAATCCTCGGGAAGACTTATGTTATGAATCGTTCATCGTATGGAGTTACGACGGCGAATGATACCGTTACATTCCAATTCTCCAACGGGTTGACGGCGAAAATTGGTACAAACTCCAATTTCATTGTGAATGATTTCCAACAAGAACTGCTCAACCCGAACACTGAGCCTGCCAAGGCAAAGTTTGGGACACATGTGCTGAGTATGACTTTCTTGGATGGTGAGGGAACATTCGTTTTTTCTGGTGGTGACTCCAATTCGTCGTGTGTGGTTTCAACTCCGTTGGTGGATGTTGAACTTATGTCAGGAGAGTTCTTCATAAAAGGTAGCGAAAAAGGCATTGGTGTTTTTGTGTCAAAGGGAACTTTGAAATATCACGCCGAACATGGCCGGTCGAACGTTGTTGATGCTGGTAAGGCAGTGATGGCTGCTCCTATTCAATTTCAAACTAAGATGTTGGATGACAAGGTGTTCCTTAACACTAAAAAGGTCAAACCAACCGAGTTGAAGTGGATTGAGGCTGAAACAAAAACCTTGACATCCATTCCAAACAAGGTTATTTTCTCTGTGGTCAATGGTTCGGTCGTCGGAATTCTTATAAATTGACCTGTCTCTCGTTTCGTGTTATACTGACCACTCACTATGAGAATTGGTCAACTTGAATCGCTTACACCTGACGAACTTGGGCTCCTTCTTTATATCGTCAATGTGGTCAGTCCTACCAGTCCCAAGATGGAAATTTCGCCCAAATTTCTGTTGTTTTACAAACATGACATGCTGACCTTCAAAGTTGCCCAACAAGAACCAAAACTCACCGAAGAGGGCAAGAAAATCTTCCACGGGTTGATGACAAAACTTAACAAAACATGGATACAGGAGATTATTGAACATGAAAATTCCAACCGACCAGAATATACGCAGCCAGAGTTACCGTTCGGACAGAGTTGAGTTCGTTTGGGTGTTCCAAGAGAACACCGGCGTTCGACAATTCGTTTTTGGAGTTTTTCAAAATGGAAATTGTTACATGGAATCTGGCCAAGTGGATTCGATTGGAAACTACATTGACAAACCTTTCTTTGCTGGAAGTTTGTCGGTCAAACATCTGACCCAACAAAAGGTGTGGGGATTGAAACAAGATTATCCACCGTGTTATAATTACTTTTCTTTTGGGCAGGATTTGGTATCATTGGCGAATGAGTGTATCGTGTATATGAGGTAACGAAAATCATGAAAGACAACGATAAAAAGCAACTGTTGAAAGTTAAATCGGAATTTGACGGTCGGGGTTATGATATCCCAAAGGGGGTCAAGTTCTACAAAGTGACAAGTAGTAGAAAATCGAAATACACCGATATGATTGGAATGAAAGTTGGGGAATTCACCCATTCATGTCATATTGACACCACCGATTTCATTGTTTTGTTGTTTGTGGATTTGGGTGGTGTTTTTGTTGAACATTTTGATGGTTTGGCTTTGGAAGAGTTGAAGTAAAGTATGAACAGATTAAAATTTCTCAAATCGTTGGCTTTGATTCCGTTTTTGGGATGGGTCATACCCAATCTCAAGGCTGAACCTAATGTTGTCCCTCAACCGACGATGCTAGACCGAGTGGGGATTCGGCGTCTTATCGTTAACATCAAACGGTTCATGACTCAGCTAGCGGATTCAATGTGGATGGGTGATGACGGAACACAGTATTGTGTGTCTCTCCGTCGATATCTGGATAGTTTAGTTAGTCGTGGAGCACTTCAAAGTTACACTGTATATTGCTTTGAAGAATGCTTTTTGGGCGGGCCAAAAAAGTGTAATAGGATTCATGTCATGGTCAATATTCAACCCATCAACACGGTGGAGTGGATTGTTTTAGATTCTATAATATCGATGTAAATATGTATCAAAACATTTTCGTAAGCAAAAAAGACGGCATGGTTCATCTATGGGATGATGAAAAGGGATATTCCACTTTTCCGTATGGGAGATACGCTTACAAACGGCAAGTTGGTGGTAAACATCGTTCAATCTACGGCGATGAATTGACAAAGGTTTACATTGACGACGAACGAGACCCCAACCTCTTTGAATCCGATGTCTCGGCTGAATGTCGTGTGTTGTTGGATACTTATCCCGATTCTGACGAACTTTCCAAAGGTCACAAAGTCGGAGTCATAGACATTGAAGTTTCATCCAAGGGTGGATTCCCAAACATGGAAACTGCCGACAAAGAGATTCTCGGCATCACCATTTACGATTCCGTTACCAGTAAATACACGGTGTTCATTCTTGACAAAGAGGGGAAAATTGAGTCCAAGGATTCCGCCGACCTCCAAATCAAGACATTTGATGACGAAGACAATTTATTGATGTCATTCCTTGACAAGTGGCAGGAGTGTTCTTTCACCATCATCACAGGTTGGAATGTGGATTATTTTGACATGCCGTATCTGTATCTTCGGTTGAAAAATTGTTTGGGGTCAAAGGTGGCCAAGTTCCTTTCTCCGATTGGAACGGCGTATCTCAACGGATTCACCAAGAAACTGACCCTCGGTGGCATTTCGGTGTTGGACTACATCCTGCTCTACAAGAAGTTCATTGGAAGAATGGAGCCTACTTATGCTCTTGGTCCAATCGGTAAGAAAGTGGTGGGGATTGACAAGATTCACTATCACGGCAGTCTTGATGACCTTTACAAAGAGGATGTTGAAAAGTTTGTTGAATACAACCTGAACGACGTAAAGATTGTTGTAGCGTTGGAAAAGAAACTCAAGTTTATTGATTTGGCTCGTCAAATTTGTCATGTTGGTCACGTTCCTTACGAGCACTTCCACATGTCATCCCATTACCTTGATGGGGCTATTTTGATGTTTTTGAAACGAAATGGCGGTCGTGTTGCTCCGAACAAACCCTCAAGAGGCAGAGAGGAATATGAGGAACACATGGAAGAAGGCGAAGAGGGATTTTCAGGGGCGTTTGTCAAAGAGCCGGTTCCGGGTCGATATGATTGGGTATTTGACCTTGACCTTACATCCATGTATCCCAACATCATCATTTCTTTGAACATATCGCCCGAAACCAAGGTGGCTAAACTAGACCGCGTGGATTATGTCATGGACGCCAAACCTGAGAAGCGTAAACTGGTCTTGGAAGAAATTGAAAACATGGAGAAGAAGACCCGTGATAGATTGTGGTCGGATGAAGACGGTAAGGAACGATACATTCAACGCCGTTGTGTGGAATTTGACATGGATTTCCATGTTAGGGGCAAATTGGAAACCTATCGGTTGGCTCAGACTCCATATACCAAGGATGAGTTTGTGAATTATGCTGTGGAGAAGAACTATTCGTTGAGTAGTAACGGAGTGCTTTATCGTCAGGATAAAAAGGGTGTAATCCCGGAAATTCTTCAAAAATGGTTTGAGGAACGAAAGGACATGAGAAAGAAGGCGGCTGAGGCCAGAAAATCCGGGTTGATGGATAGTTATCATTTCTACAATCAACGGCAACAAGTATGGAAGATTCTTCTCAACTCCATGTATGGAGTTCTCGGACTCCCCATTTTCAGATTCTATGACATTGACAATGCGGAAGCAGTCACTAAGACGGGTGTATCAATCATCAAAACAACGGCTAAGGCAATCAATCAATACTATCAAGCCGCCTTGGGTCAAAGTAGTGGTGATTGGGTTATTTACACCGACACCGATTCTTGTTTCGTGGATGCTATTCCGATTATCAAAAAGCGGTTTCCGAAAATTGACTTCAAAGACGAAAAAGCCGTTACCGACGCAATCATGACGGTTACAGGTGAGGTTCAGAGTTATGTCAACAAGTTCTATGACATAATGGCTTTACGGTTCTTCAATCTACATAAGCACGCTTTCGACGCCAAACAAGAAGTCATTTCCAAGTCTTCGTTGTGGTTGGCCAAGAAACGATACGCTCAGTGGATTATTCACAAGGAAGGTCATTTGTTAAAGGAACCAGAGTTGGAAGTGAAGGGTATTGATGTGGTTAGAACATCGTTCCCTGCCGCTTTCCGTAAGTTCATGGAAGGGTTCTTGAGAAAATTGTTGACGGGCACCCCCAGAGACGAATTGAATGACATGGTTCTCAAATTTCGAGAGGAAATCAAAACTCTGGATATTTTGGATATCGCCAAAAACACTTCGGTCAAGTTCATTTCCAACGACGGGAAATACAATTACAACCCAGAAGGGAGACGACCCTTCCAAATTGTAGAAGGGCCGCCGGCTCAAGTGAAGGCTGCCCTTCATTACAACGACCTTTTGAACAAGTGGGATTTGAGCAAGGTGTGTGAACCCATCAAACACGGTCAGAAAATCAAGTGGGTATATCTGACCGAAAATCCCCTTGGGATTGAGTTGATTGCCATCAAAGGTGACGATACAGACCCCGACCAGATGTTGGAGTTCATCAACAAGTATGTTGACCGAAAAGCGATGTTTGAACATGAGTTGAAATCGAAGTTGTTGGATTTCTATGGCGTATTCCGTTGGGAATTCCCGACACAAGCAATGGTTCTGGCGAACCAGTTTTTCGGATGATGAATATGAAATACGAAAACAAAGAGTTTACCATCAAGTGTAAAATGAATGAGCGGTGGATTCCTCAGTTTTTGGGAATGTTGAAACTGATGGAACGGTTGGGCGGCTTGGGTGGTTCACGCTTGGTATCATTCTATTCCGATGGCGATGGCGATTATAGACCCAAATTTGAATGGGATGAAACCCTGTCCGAACCAGCGAGTCCTATGGACCCACACCATTACATGTTTGATGCAGGATAAATCATTATATGGCACAAAAATTCCATTGTCCTTGGTGTGGCGTGAAAAACGATGCATCACCACCGTTTGATATCAATTGGTTTATTGAATGTTGGTATTGTAAAAATCTTTTTGGCATGATAAGTGGGATGTTGATAAAACTAGGAAAACATTATTGAACTGAAAACGGACGGTTATGACATGGAGAAGACGCCAAACTTTTTCATGGAACAACTACTACGAAATATGATGAACTTAAAGAAATCAGAAGACGCTTGGAAGGCTTACAAAAACTCTCCGTTTTATTGGAGACATGGTATTCCAGAAGACCGAGAACATATATCCTTTGAGATATTCCTTGTTGGGTGGACGGAGTGCCAACAAGAGGCATTGAAAATTCTAACATCGAGTTGGACGGGGTTGGATATGTCTATAAACTCTTGTGATTCCCATTACATAGAAAAGGTTAAGGAACTATGAGAGACCATTACTTCAATTTTGATGACCAGAAACGAATTGGTGATGTCGGAGAGAATGATTTCCTCCGAATTTACGAGAGTATGGGAGCGAAGAAAAGCCTCACCGACTTCCGTATGGATTTCACCTTGAACGATGGGAAGACTGTTGAACTGAAAACAGACAGTTACGACATGGAAAGGACGCCAAACTTTTTCATGGAACAACTAACCGTTTCTGATACCGGCAGTAACTTGGGAGGACCGTGGCGTTCCAAAGAACACAACATTGATTTCTTCGTTTACTACTTCGTCAAGAATAAGGTGTTTTTTTGGTTCGCTCCCATTCCGTTGTGTGAATTTTTGAACAGGTTTGTAGAGGAAAACAAATTGAAACCGATTTCCATACCCAACAAAGATAGACGGGGTGGTTACTATGAAGCGTTGGGATTTAAGATTCCACGAGATGTTGTAGCCTCACTCCTTATACGAGAACACAAGGTTTGAATTATGGCCATAGGAATATCAAACAACTGTCCCATCTGTTGGGATAGTTACAAAATTTGTACATGCACAATGGAAGACCGAAACAAGTATGAAGCTGATTTGGCACTGAAGCACAAACAACAACGTGACCAAGAGAGGAAAGAATATCATGATTTGTTGGACGCTTCGTTTGATAATATGCCTGTTTTTGAAGGACCGTTTCCTTTGTATTTTGCCAATCAACTGCTGAAACGGATGAACAGAGGGCAGTGGGAAAAATTGAAGAGGCGGTTTGATGTATTTTTTGAAACAAAGAAATTGGGGGTTATATGAAAAACATCGCTGAACAATATGAAATGTTGTCTAAAATGATGGCAACACCCGAAGAGTTCGTCGCGGTTCAGCCTATGCAGGGGCCGGTCAATCCTAAATATACGATTCCTATGGAAATACGGTACAACCAATTTGGTATCGTAACCAAATCTATCTTTGCTGTTCCGGCTGATGCTTTTGTCAACACGGTCAACTGTGTGGGTGTCATGGGTGCGGGTATTGCTTTGGAGTTCAAGAAACGATACCCAAAAATGTTTGAAGAATACAAGATGCAGTGTGACAACCATCTTATCAAGCCCGGCGATTGTTACACATACTTCGATGCAGAACATCACATTTACATTCTCAACTTGGCGGTAAAAAACGACTGGCGCCATTGGTCAACTTTGGAGTGGCTTGAGTATTCCATCAAGTCACTGAAACTAACCATTCTTGAAAACGAAATCAAATCCGTCAATTTACCGTTGTTGGGTGGGAAGAATGGACGCCGGGGCCCGTTTGGTAAAGTGCCCGGTTTCACCCCTCCACCTGAAAAGTCAGAACTGATTGAGTTGATTCGGCGTCATCTTGAACCGTTCGCTTTGAAATTCAAAGTGGATATCAACCTTTGTATTCCAGAGGATGCTCCGAAGAAAGAAGAATTCACCCTTAGCCAATTTTTTACTGTATGAATAGACAAATTATATTAGCCGAGAAGAAGATATTCATCCCCTTGGATTGTGAAGTTCATTTTCTGGGTTAAAATAAGTTTACAAACAGACAACAACATGGTATAGTGTCCCAACAACTGAGAAAAACATATGGAAAAAAAGACTATCGAAACATTCATCAAAAAGTATAACCTTAACGGTCTGATTGAAAAGGTCCGTTGGAACATCAAAGACAACACTCTAAGCGTTGCCGCTATCACCGACGACAAGAAATTTTTGGCGTCCGTCACCCAAAAGAAATTTGACAGTGCTGAGAATGTGGTTATTGGTATCATTGACTCCAGCAAAATCAAACAGATGTTGGGGGCACTTCTTGGCGATACCGTCAATGTGGATTTGGACAAGGATGAATCCGATGCTGACCGTGTTCTTTCTTTGGTATTCTCCGACGATAAGATAGAAATAAACTGTCAAGCCGCTGATTTGGATGTGGTCGGTAAGGGAGCCAGTGTCAAGAGCATTCCAGCATTCGATGTTGAAATCGCCCTCACCGAAGAATTCATTGAATCGTTCCTCAAAGCCAAGGCGGCCTTGCCTGAGGCGGACCTGTTTACGCTCATGATAAACAAGAGAAAACAGAACTTGGAGTTGGTTCTTGGTTACAATAAGAACAACAGCAATCGTATTTCGGTAGCGATTCCGAAGTCAACGGGCGTCGTGAAAGCGCCCATCAGTTTTTCTGCCAGAAATTTGAAAGCAATTCTGGACGCAAACTCCGAATGTAAAGACGCTGTGTTAAAAGTGTCGGAAGCAGGCATGGCGTATGTCGAGTTCGACCAAGACGGTTTTCAGTCCCAATACTACATGGTTAAGATTGATGTTGAAGACTGAGAGTAGTAGTAACCAAAACAACACACAAACATATGAAAAACAAAAGAAACACATTCGGCGTATTCTACAAGTCTCACGGCCAGTGGACAAAGACACCCTATTTGGGGGAAACCTATACCGATTTCGGTATTGAAGCCTACAAGAAGAAGTGGTTGGCCATTGACCGAGCGAACCTCAAGTCACGACTGACCATTCGTAAACTTCGTAAGTAAGCCTGAACACACAAAACCATATGGAATTCGTTGTTGACGACAATGTAGTGGAGAAGAAGGAAAACTCCCTCTGGGTGGAGAAATACCGTCCAGTCACCGTTGATAGTTACATCGGTAACGACTCTATCAAGGAGGCACTCAAGAGCATGATTGCCAAGGGAGACATTCCCCACCTTTTACTGTATGGTCCTGCCGGAACAGGCAAGACAACATTGGCTAAATTGCTCGTCAACAACATTCCATGTGACTATTTGTATATCAATGGTTCGGCTGAAACGGGCATTGAAAATGTTCGTGAGAAACTGAAATACTTCTCAATGGGTGCTGGTTTCAAGCCGTTGAAGGTTGTTATTCTGGACGAAGCTGATTATCTTAGCCATAACGCTCAAGCGGGTCTTCGTAACATGATGGAGTCCTACTCCGTTCATACGCGGTTCATTCTCACTTGTAACTTCTTTGAGAAGATGCAACCCGCCATCGTTTCACGTTGTCAGACCTATGAAGTCAAGCCCATCAGCAAGAAGGATGTAGCGTTGAGGCTGGTGAACATTCTACAGTCAGAAAAGGTCAAGTTCGCTCAAGAGGATATTGTTTTTTGTGTCAACACCTTTTACCCTGACATTCGTAAAGTAATCAATTTTGCCCAACAATCCAATTCAGATGGCACCCTGAAAATTTGTAAAGAGAATGCCATTGAAGCTGACTTGTTGAGTAAACTGGTGGATTTGCTCAAGAATCCATCCAAGCCGGGCGTATTCAACGAAGTCCGTCAAATCATTGTTGAGATTGACCCAAACTCACTGGAAACGGTGTATCGTTATCTCATGGATAAGGTGGAAGTTTATGCCAAGGGCAAGGAAGCTATTGTTATTGTTGAACTGGCGGACAGCCTGTATCAAGCAGAACAAGTCATACCAAAAGTCAGAGACATCCCGTTTTTGGCCTGTATGTATAAGCTTCTCCGTCACCTAAAATAAAACAGAAAGAAATCATATGACATTACCAACCTTCATGCCAAAAACTCAGGAAGACCGTCAGATTCTTGGTGAATTTTACGACCTATACAAAGACCGCCAATGGTTTGAGCGAGCCGAACTTTACGAGAACCATCCTAAACAAATGAAGAGGGCGTTGGAAATCACCGTGAGGTATGCTCCTCTTCTTGAAATGAAGGAAATTCTTACCTTCATTCACAAATATAACATTGGATTGGAAACAGTTTCCTTGAGTAATCAAGACAATACACCTGCTCATGCTCAATAAGCATAGTAATGGATAACTTTGGACATATAATCGGTGGTCCAGACGCTCCACACACATATGAGGATGGGGGCGGAGTCATACCTGAAATGCCTAATAAGGTGAAAACAAATGTTCTATACAAGGCCCGCTGCTATCTTATTGGACACATGCAGTATGCAGACGGACGTGGATGGCGTGAAATTGTCAAAACAGAACTTGGCGACAGGAGCATTACATTCTTTGACCCTTACCACAAGCCGTACATCCACGATGTTCCAGAAGATGATGCTGCCCGTGAGGATTTGAACCGATGGATGGAAACCGAACAATACGACCTTGTTCAACAGAGAATGTGGGAAGTTCGTGGGTATGACCTTCGTTTGTGTGATATTTGTGACTTCTTCATTGCTCATATCAATCCATCTATAGCATCTTGGGGGTCGGCGGAAGAAATCACCACCGTCATTCGTGAGAAGAAACCTTTGTTCCTATCAATTGAGGGAGGCAAGAAAAAGACTCCGCTTTGGTTGATGGGCAAGATTCCCCATAAATACATCTACAACGATATTCAAGAAGTCATTCAGACCATCAAATACATTGACGATGGAATTATCAGGTTGAACAGTGACCGCTGGAAGTTGTTGAAACCGGAATTGAGGTAATTATGAATATCGTTGAGTTGTTACTTTTTATCGGAATCGTTGCTGCCCTTTGGAACATTATTCCCAAGTCAAAGAAGAAAATCACAAAATTCGGTGAAGGATTGTTGTGTGACACAAAGATGAACGACAACACCACAGACGATTTGGATATTTGGAGGGGCTTCTAAACCGTAGATTCTGGAATTCTTCTATTTAACCGCCATCGGGTGATGGCGGTTTTCTTGTGTCTATATCTATGGGTTTTATCAATTGCCATACTATTTATAGGACATGGCAAAGTCACTTGTAAAGGAAAACACATTCGACGGAGCACCCGGCGGCGGTTCAGGTACGTTAAACTATCAAACCGGCTATGGAACATCCGGTGGTGGAAATGTTTCTCAAAACCCATCCAAATTCACTTCCTCCGAGAAGACCGTTGACCATTTTAACAACAATGTATCAACCGGCTCTACCCTATCCCCCCAACCAGAACGAATAAAGGATTTGGCAAACAAACCTGCATCCCATGTTGGCGGTAACATGGGAAAAGACCAAAAGAAATCCACCGGAGAAGAATATGGTGGAGGCATTTTTCCAAAGAATGATAGAGAATCCTCTAGCGGCGGCACCATCAGCCCAGCTGCCATGGCAGACAAAGCCGCATCGTTGAAACCGATGAATCCTGACCAGATATACGAACCACAGGTCAATCAATTGTTCAAGAAAAAGGTGACACCATCCCCCGATGAAATTTTGTCTGCAATGCAATATGAAATGGGAAACATGGTCAAGAAGGATAAACACATTGCTAAACAAATAGTTCTCAAGAACTTGAGAGCAGACCCACAATACTACAGTAGGCTAGGTATGTTAAACATAGACGACAAAAAAATGAAGGTCGATGAATCCAAAGATTCAACGTTTCAGAAAACAAAAAACCTCTTGGACCAAATGATTTTTGAGAAGAAAAAGAAAATCGGTGTTGCGGACCCCAATTTGGATGAAATCCTAAATGGGTTGTGGCAGAAAAGACACGGCTACCGTGCCAAATAATATCAGATTCCATCCAACCCAATCAATATTTATACCATATGAACTACCAAGATTATTTCAAATCATCCAAAGCGGCCCGTGCATTGGGACACAAAATCATGCTCCCCGAAGGAGTTGACCCAGAACAACTGAAAAAGGGCATCAAAACAGAGAAAGAGCATACAAAAGATGTGGGTATTGCTGCAAAGATTGCTCTTGACCATTTGAGAGAAGACCCGAAATATTACGACAAACTGTGTGCAGCCGGCCTTGAAGAAAATGGTGGCATACCACTATTAGGTGGAGCACTTGCTGTTCCTCATGTGGGCCAACCAATCCACATGTCCAAGATTATACAGATTGGCAAGAGTTTCGGTGTAGAGCCAAAATCCGGTAATCTTTCTGGCTATACGGAAATGAATCCACGGGGAGTAACCAAAGATTCAGGGGGGATTCCGGCGATTTCACAGGGAGACAAAGAACCCATTACCGCTGGTGGTCATAAAGTAGCCAATGCTGGTGTGGTTAAATCGGTGGGGGGCCCAGTTTCTCCGGGCGAGGGCCAAAAACAAGGCGGACCAAATAGCCAAGGAACAATTGCTAATACAGCCAAGATGGCCGAAGGTAAACAAAAGATTCGTTCTATTGTCAAGGAAGTTCTCAAAGAAATCACCTTTGATAAGAAGAGTGGTAAGTGGGTTAGACTTACAGAAAGTCAACATGCTAGAATGTTCCCTGATGACCCGAATGCTCAAACTTCGGCGGGATTTTTCGGAACGGATAAAAAACTAAGCTCTCACCGTGGACCTTGGCCTAAACAGCCAGAAGCAGCTAACGATTCGGAGTTTCTAAAACTACAGAAGAAACTGAAAGATACCGGTGTAAAAGAGTTTGAAGAGAATGGTGGTATCAATGAACTCGGCGGTCATTACTGCTTTAAGTGTAAACAACCCACCGAAGTAAAGTTTAGAAATGGAAAATCTGTGTGTAAGAAATGTGGCAAGCCATTGGATTATTCCAAGGATGTTGATTTGTCTGACCCAAAAGGTGTAGAAGATGAAGTCCCCAGAGATGATGCCTATTGGATGGGTAAAGATGAATCGGTTGACATGAAAATGGGACCATCCTACAAGAAGGTTCAACCTCGTCAATACAAAGTTCAGGACGACGATTTTGCTAGAACAAATCAATACGACCCTGAAATCACCGAAATGTGTGATGAAGAAGAGTTGGATATGATGAAGAATCGTATGTCTGAACTCACGAATGCTAAAAGAACTCTTTCAGAAGATGAAATAGCTGAGTTGAACGAGTTGAGTCAAAAGATAAACGAAGGTCGTTGTGAAGATTATCCGTGTTGTGGCCATGAAGACGGCGACTGCCCGGATAGCCAAGGAAGATTTACATGTGTTGGTTGTGGTAAACGACTGCCAAGAGATGCTTCTTCATCCATTTGTCCAAAATGTCAAAGAAACATGTCAGATAGAGAAGACCCATTCGGTAATGGTGGTGGTTTTGGTGATAGTGAATATCAAGAAGGCGTAAAAGAAGGTTGGGCAATCGGCGGCTATACTCCACAGCAACAACAGGCCATCAATGCTCTTCAATCAAAAGGATTCCACGAAGTAAGTTCTTTTCCGGGACAACCGGATGCGGATGGCGGGGGTATGGATGATACAGTAACCGTTGTGTTACAAAGAAAAAACGGTCAGGTAAGACTATCGGTTGAAGTTGACCCAGATGGTTCGTGTAATGGACAACCAGTTGAAAATTTTCTTCAACAAAATATGGAAGAAAATGTTGTCAATATGAAAATGGGTCCGGCTTACAAGAAGTCCGCCCGTCAAGCAAGAGTTCAAGCGGATGACCAAGCAAGAACAGTTCAATACGACCCAGAAATGACGGAAGACAATCCACCTGCTGAACCTAGCGACATGGAGTTACAGAAGGCATTGGATGACCTTGAACAGTTTGACGTTCAAAACCCAACACTTGCTCATCAGAGACGAGCCTTGGCTCAACCCGGTCAGAGATTTGCTGACCCAGAAGATGTAGAAGTCACCATTGGTTCTAAGATTCAGCAGGCAGGTATGAGTGATTTGGAAAGAATACACCGTGAGTTGGATATTACAAACCCAAACTGGCAAAAAGACTTTTCCACCACATCTTTCAAGTCGAATCCAACCGATGACACGGATAAATATGATGATTCTCCATATGTTCCACCAAAGGGTGGCAGACCAGAATTGACTCCTGATTACGCTAAAAGCTTAGGCGTTGACCCCGATACATTTGAAAAAGATAAAAAGCGTAGAGCAGATAAAAGAGCCGCCAATCAAGCAGCCGGACAATCAGTAGAACCGGATGATGCCGATGATGACGATGATGACGATGAAAAGGTAGATGAAGCTGGCATTGGAGCAACTCAACACTCTTCTTACCGAACCGTCAATCATGGTAATCTTGCTCAGGACCCAGAGGTTAGATGGGCAGATGACTTGGATGAAAAGGTAGAACCAAAAAATAAGCCACCAAAAGAATCTGAGACGGTAAAGCAAATTAAGAAATCTCAGAAGGTAAAACCTTCGGCTAAGCCAGACCAGTTCAAGTACAAAACCCCAAGATTGAGTAAGAGTGGCGTTCACAAAAAAAAGCCATAAATGTGTCACCCCCAGTCTCACAGAAACGTACAGCCACTTACCGTGACCTAATCGGTTTCGGTGAGGGCCTTAGTTTTAGTGATTACTTTGACGACTCCGTTCCCTACGATGTAAAACCTGTACCCTCATTACGTCCAATGGAAGAGTCGGATTGGCCCATTCAAGCCAAGGATTTGTTCAAAGGATTGTGGGAAACCTCTGATTCTACCATATTTATTGATGGTATGAAACCAGAACAAAAGGAAGAGTTTAAGTCAGCGTTGGCTCAGTTGTTTACTTACCTTCAAACAGAATTGAAGTTGAAAACTGTGCCGACTATCATCCTTATGTCCGACCAAACCAACGCTAAAAAGTTGCTGGGAAAGACAGGCTATTACGATGCCCCCAAGAAGGCAATTCATTTGTTTATTACTGGCCGTCACCCCAAAGACATCCTTCGTTCATTCTCTCATGAAGTCATCCATCATTGGCAACATGAAAACCAACAATTGGAAAAGGGCAAACAAGGAGAGAATGACCCTCAATACGCCCAAAATGACCCTTGGATGCGCCAAATGGAAAAGCAAGCCTACTTGCTTGGTAACATGTTGTTCCGTGATTGGGAAGACTCCAAAAAAGCCAAGGACCGTAAAAGCTCAAAGAAGTTAGCTGAGAGAATGTATCTTCTTGGCAAACAATACCCACCTAAAAAAACTGACTATAGAGGCTAATTTGAAAACTGTTACAGATGGATGGCCAATCGAAGAAATGAAAGCACTAGAACAGTTCTGTGAAGAACATGGTATAGTCGGTTTCAAATGCGGAAGAATCCCTCCTGCTACCGCATTAGCACTCTTGAAAGCTTCTATGGGTATCGTTGATACGCAATTAGAGGAAAGAATTCCTTACAATCGCCCTAAGAACGGGAATGAAAAAGCGGTTTTACATGGATAATCCTAATACTTATCGGTACAGGAGTGTGCTAATATGAACAAGTTTTTTTATGGTTTCACAGTTGGTCTGACGATTCTACTACTCGCCGGTTGCGCTGGTCTTACAGGCAAAAACGCCGGTGTCTTCGGTAAAGCTTCTCAAAAACAAGCTGACCAAAACGAACGAGTTGCGAACATAGAAAAGAGCGAATCCAAGAACTCCGATGCTCGTCTTACCCATATTGGCGCTTGGTCCGAAGGAACAAAGTATGCTTTGAATAAGGTTCAAGAACCCCCCAAGGAAGTCGTAGTCGCCAAAGATGTTAACGAACGAATTCAAGCCTTGGCCAATAAACCAGATTTCAATGAAGTCAAGGAAGTCAAATCCATTATAGACCAGCTTCTCTCTGAAATGGATAATCAGAAAAAAGAAGGAGCGGCTGCCCTATCTGCAAAAGATGACGAGATTTACAAACTAAATCTTGAGGTTAAGGCATTGGATGAAGACAAACAAACCGAGATTCGCAAAGCTATGAAAATGGCCGAAACGAATGCTGCAAAAGCCGACCAATACAAACAAACTCTAAACGACATGGATTCTTTCTTTGGGTTTGGCGCCATTTGGTATGGGGTGAAGAAACTCGTTACTCGTCTCGCATGGATACTTGGTATCGGTGCGGTTCTGTTCTTTGTTTTACGATTTGCAGCGTCCTCCAACCCGATTGCTGGTGCCATTTTCTCTGTTTTCGAACAGATGATTGCTTGGGTTATCAATGCCTTGAAGATGATTGCTCCAAAGGCAGCTCAATTCTCGGGATTCGTTGAATCAAAGGTGTTCGCCGGATACAAACAAACCCTCACTCATTTAGTTGACGCAATTCAGTTATTGAAGGAGAAAGAGACTCCTGAGAAAAAAGCCACCATCGATGAACTTTTGGTGGAGTTGGATAAATCTATGGATTCCGTAGATAAAAAAAGAGTGGATGCTGTCAAAGAAGAACTTCACTGGAAATAAATGGTCTCTCAAGTTAAAATAACTTGAGTTTCTTACCATATTTCTCTACAATACCATTGGTCACACTACATATAGACACACATATGAGAAAATTCTATGTAAATAACACAGCAATAGGAAAGTATGTTTACTTCAACACAGTAAACGAACTTGTAAACTATTTGGGCGATGTTTTAGTGCCTACGGCTCTAAGACAAACCAAGGCTCAATATCTTCAATATTTGGCCGAACTTGGCCACGGTTACGACGATGGCAGCGGCGTAGTCCTAACGAGAGCGTTGGGAGAATCGTTCGACATTGGCGTTATCCGTGATGGTCGTCATGTTAGAACTGATGTCCATCAAGCCGATAAGTTTACGAATACTGAATACGGAGATTAACACTCTCACGGTTACGAATGGTTATCGGCATGAACATTGATATTCAATGGTCAGACCCCTTTAAGTGTGAAGACTACGACGGCCTCAAGAAATGGCGTCGTGTCTGGCTAATTCCATCGGAGTATCGTTCTGCTTTCTTTGCCTTCTGGAAAGGCAACAAATACAAAATGTGGGCGGATGGGTTCTCCGTCAAAAAGATTGACGATGATTGGTTTCTGATGGAGACCAAACTCTCCGCTGAAAACTTCAAGGAAATAGGCGGTAAGAAGCCAGCCCCACCCCCACCCGACCCGGACGAGTTCTGGGTGCCACCCTACAAAGTTCAAAACGAAGAGGGACTGCGACCTTGGCAAGTTGACTCCGTATCCAAATTGATTACTTCACTAAGCAAATGGAACAGTGCCATTGATGGTTCAGATGTGGGAGTTGGTAAGACGTATGTTGCTTGTGCTGTTGCCAGAGAGTTAAACATGAACATATTGGTAGTCTGTCCAAAGGCCGTCATGGAAGCATGGAAACGGGTCGTCTGCAAACATTTCAAGATGAAGGATAAGTTGGTTGAAATTATCAACTACGAACAACTCCGCATTGGTAAGAAAGATTCCAAAATCGCTTCTTTTGTCACAAACCGAAAAACTCATCGGTACAAATTCACTTGGAAGATTGGCAAAGATACGCTCATCATTTGGGATGAGTCACAAAAACTGAAAAATTGGAAGACGAAAAACTCCAAGACTTGTGTTGAGGCATACAAGCAAGGCTACAAAATGTTGTTTTGTTCAGCCACAAATGCGACCAATCCTCTTGAACTTAGGACGGTTGGAACGGCACTGAAACTGTTCCGAACGGCTAACGAGTATTATTTGTGGTGTTACGAACACGGTGTAAACAAAGGCCGGTGGGGATTGGAGTTCACCACCAACATGAACATCCGTAAACGAGTTCTCAAGAAACTTCATCAAGACATCTTCATAAATCGCGGTATCCGTCTCTCCCGAGAAACCATTCCAAACTTCCCCGAATCTGAAATCATTGCTGAATGTTACAACATGGATGATGAAGATACCAAAAAGATTAACGAGTATCACGAAGAGATGGAAAAGGAACTGAAACGGCTGTATTCAGTAATCAACCGTGACAAGGCGAGCGAACTGACTGCCATCCTTAGAGCGAGACAGAAAATTGAATTGGTCAAAGTTCCTCTATTTATGGACATGATAGAGGAAGGATTGGAGAATGGAATGTCTGTCGTTGTATTCCTGAACTTTACGGAAACCATTCACGCATTAGCCAAAAGGTTAAACATTTCCTGTATCTTTGATGGCAAAACGGCTGATGCAGTTAGACAACAGAATGTGGATGATTTTCAAGATGGGAAACAGAGGGTAATTCTGGTGAACATTGCCAGTGGTGGTGCAGGGTTAAGTCTTCATGACATACATGGACTTAATCCAAGAATGACACTAATATCACCAAGTTATTCTGCTGTTCTCATGAGGCAGGCCACCGGGCGTGTTTGGAGAGAAAACTCCAAAAGCAAAAGCATTCAAAAGCTGGTGTTTGTTGCTGGCACGGTGGAGGAACAAGTTTGTGATAATGTAAGAGAGAAGTTGAAAAATCTCGACTTACTCAACGACGGAGATTTCAGATATGAAAAAGACTATGAAACGGTCAACCGTTAAAATTGTTGGGGTCAAATGCTCCGATTTTTGGAACGATGAGTTCGAAGTGGATTCAAGCATCCACGACGATGTTTATCTTGAGGCTGCAACCCGAGCGGTTGAGAAGCGAAAATCTGTTCCCGGATTCAAGGTAACTGCAGCCATTGAATGTTGGGAGAAGAAGGATGCATCTGACCCCTACAAACATTGGTGTTACAACACCTATTTCGTTTTAATGAATGCGGAAATGTTTGAGAAAGCTGAAATGTTACGAGAAAACTTCCTCAAAATCAACCACATTGACCTTCAAAAAGAAAGTCTAAAACCGAAGGACGCCGATGGAGGAAAACATACCACAACTGCCAACTGAACAGGATAAGGACCGTGTAATACACAGTCTGGTCCAGACAGTTGAAGAACTGAAAAAGAAGGTTACAATCATAGAGAACAACAAAGTTATTGAAACCCTTCAACTCCCGGAAGACGTATTGGAACAAGTTGGAGTAATACAAAAACCCGCTCACCGGTTGAAGCGTGGACATGGTTGGCGCCCACTTTTGGAATTGGAAATCAAAGAAGCTCAAGAGAAATGTGATAACGCGGCGGCCTGTTCTCGTTATTTGGGTGTCAACTATAAAACTTACAAAAGATGGGCCACGAAATATGGGATGTTTAAGACGAACCCGTGGAGTAAGGGAGACCACAAAACCTATTGGGCACCCGACAAAGGAAAATACCCCCTTAATCAGATACTCGAAGGTAAGTTCCCCGACTATCCAGTGTTTCGGTTAAAGGACTTGCTGATTAGAAGCGGCACCAAAAAAGCTGAATGTGAAAATTGTGGATTTGAGGAACATCGGGTTGTTGATAACAAGATGCCTTTACTGTTGAGTTTCAAAGATAACAATCCAAAAAATCACATTCTTGACAATCTGGAGTTACTTTGTTACAACTGTATGTTCCTCGTTGGTAGGGGTTACATCCGTACTGGAAAGGTGGATTTTTACTTCCGGGACCCCGACCGAATTCAAGGGTCGTCAAGAAAGATTGACGCTCGCTTCTAATAAATTGTTCTCCTTTCTGACCTGTTAGTGCCCGGCTCGGGATAGTTATTGGTGGATGCAAACATCGAACCATATTTTAGCTAAAGAAGGAATCTTGACCGCCTTTGCTGTGGCCAAGAGAGTTACGTCGTTTGATATTAAGAAGTTAAAGGAGAAACTCAAGGAATCGAAAGTAAACCCAGAAAAACTTCAAGACATTCTCATTAAAACAATAATGGAACAAACTAAATCAGCGTTCGAATCGGAAACTATTCCGGGTTTGATGATGAAGGAAGTCATCAAAGAAGAAGAGGAAAAGAAGAGAATAATGGAGTTAACCTACTTTGCTTCGGTTATCGCTAAAAAGATATCCGATAACAATACTGATAAGTATCATTCCTGTTACATCATCAATGCTATAGTAAACATGCTGAGCTTGACCGAAGAAGATTTTGACGAATTCCATAGAAGGTTCGCTAGATTCAAAGAAGGGAAATCAGAAGAAGACCCGCCCGTTGAATAACCGTTGAATACACGTAAGCATGCACAAGCACAAACGAGTATTATTCATCTGCAAAAAAAGAAACGACGATTACGGTCCATCGTTTGGACTCATAAACTCTTGCCGGTTTATTTGTAATGCTTTGAATCAACACGGCATAACGGCGGTGGTTGTATCCGTTGTGGATAACAACTGTATTGATAGGGAAGTTCACAAATTCAAACCTACCCACGTTTTCATTGAAGCCCTATGGGTAGTTCCATCCAAGTTTCATGTGCTTCTCAAACTTCATCCAAAGATAAAGTGGTTCGTTAGAGTCCACAGTAAAATACCATTTATCGCTAATGAGGGTGTTGCCATTGAATGGTTGAGAGAATACGACAAAATATCAAAACACCACACGAACTTTTACATATCAGCCAACAACTTTGACATCGTTGAAACTTTCAATCATGCTTACAACATCAAGGTCGAGTATTATCCCAACATTTATTACCCACCGGATTACGGTCATAAAGCAAAAACTCATTTTAATACGAAAGTGCTGGATATTGGTTGTTTCGGTGCTATTCGTCCAATGAAGAATCAACTGGCTCAAGCAATGGCCGCAATGGCCTTTGGAAATAACCACAAGAAGAAGGTTCGTTTTCACATCAACAGTAACCGCGTGGAACAGAGGGGAGACCCGGTTCTAAAGAATCTGGAACAAGCGTTCAAAAACACCCCGCACGAACTGGTCAAACATCCGTGGGTTAGTCACAAAGAATTCGTTGACTTGGTTAGAAAAATGGATATGGGGATGCAAGTGAGTCTAAGTGAGACATTCAACATTGTTGCTGCTGATTTCGTTTGGAATAACATTCCTGTAATAGGGTCAAATGAAATTTCTTGGTTGGCCTTCTTGTATAAAACCGAACCTACTGGTATCCACAAGCTAATGCACCATTTGTGTATTGCTTATCACGGCATTAAATGGAATCTCCAATCCATAAACCTTGACAAGTTGATAGCATACAATGAGGGAGCAACAAATGTTTGGTTAGACTCAATATAATTACTCTCTCCGTAGATACGGGCATAAGTATGGTTATGAAGATTGATAACATTCAAGACATCCGATTTGCTGACTACTGCCGAACGGGCAGTTTTGTCATTTTTATCTCTGGCGTTACTGGTCAAGATGGTTCGCACATGGTTGATTATCTGTTGAAGAATGAACCCAACGCATTCATCATAGGTGGAGCCAGACGGTTAAGTGTAGAGAACCATCACAACATTGCTCACCTTGAACACGAACCTCGTTTCCAATTGGTCAATTTTGACCTCACCGATTCCCATTCCATTTACAAACTCATTGAATACGCTAAACCTGATTACTTCATTAACTTCGCCGCTCAGTCGTTTGTAGCATCCTCATGGGATTTCGCCCGTCAAACATGGGAATGTAACTCAACGGCCATCTTGGACTGTTTGGAAGCCATCAAAAGATTGAAACCCTCTTGTCGGTTTTACAATGCTGGAAGCTCAGAAGAGTTTGGAAATGTGGAATACAGTCCTCAAGATGAACTTCATCCTCCGAAGCCCCGGTCTCCCTATGGGGCATCTAAAGCGGCTGCCAGAACACTTATTAAAGTGTATCGTGAGTCCTATGGAATGTATGCTGTCCAAGGGTGGTTGTTCAACCACGAAGGTACCCGTAGAGGCGAAGAATTCGTTACTCGTAAAATTACCAAGGGAGTCGCCAGAATCAAGAAGGCAATAGATTACAAAACCAAGTCTGGTCTTGGCGGATTTGACCCGTTAAAACCATTGGAATTGGGCAATGTGGATGTCAAACGGGATTGGTCCGATGCTGAAGACATGGTGGATGCTGTGTGGAGAATGTTGAATCAGGAGAAGCACAACTCCACCGTTCCATTGCCAACCAAAAAAGATGGGGTCACTTATTCGATTAGAGATTTATCCACATGGATAAGAGATTATGTTGTATCTAGTGATGAAAACCACTCCATTCGGGAATTTGTGGAGAAAGCGTTTGAATATGCTGGCATAGATAATTTAACATGGCACGGAAACGGAACAAATGAAGAATTGTGGTACAGGGGCAAAAACGGTTATGAGTATTTATTGGTAAAGATAAACCCAAAGTTTTACCGACCCGCTGAAGTAGAAGTGTTGAGGGGTGATTCGTCAGAAATTCGTAAAGACTTGGGTTGGAAGCCAAAGTCCGATTTCAAAACTTTAGTCAAGAAAATGATTGAAAACGACTTGACATTGGCCTGAGTTTTGATATACTGTCCTCATATGAAAAAAAATCTCACATATCTCATATTCGTCGTTGACCGTTCGGGGTCAATGAGTTCTATTGCAAAAGACATGATTGGAGGTTTCAATGCCTTCATCAAAGCACAACGAGACGCCAGACTGGGGGAATGTAAAGTTTTCTTCTATCAGTTCGACACTAAGTATGACGCCGTTTACGAGGGGGTCGCCATTGAAAATGTCATTGACCTTACTGGCAAGACCTATGTTCCACGCGGCGGCACTGCTCTCTATTGCTCACTTGGTAAGACGATTGTATCCGTTGGAGAGAAACTGAATCTCATGCCTGAAAGTGAGAGGCCTGAAAAAGTTTTGGTTGTCACCATCACGGATGGCGAAGACAACTCCGTTTTGGAGAATTCGGAAGAGAAGGTTTACACCTTGGAACAGGTCAAGGAAATGGTCAAACAACAAACCGATATGTACAACTGGGACTTCGCCTACATCGGAGCAAATCAAGATGCTTGGAAGGTGGGTAATAGTATGGGATACGCTAAAGGAACTTCGTTGAATTATGTAGCTTCCTCCACTGGAACAGCCGCCATGTTCGACAAGTTGACCAGGGGTACCATTTCGTATCGTGCTTGTGCCGGTGCAAAGTTTGCCTTTGACGACAAAGACAACAAAACTGTTGCTC